CCATCGTTTTCATGGCGGCTTCATTCATCGCCACACCGTACTTCTTGAGTGGCTCCATTTCACCGGATAAACCGGAGCGCAGTGCTAACAATGTTTCCTCCGGTGATGCGTTATTAAAGCTGGCCAGGTCCGCCGCTAGCCCCACAACTGCCTTACTCATATCCGCGGCCGGGCCCAGCCCCAGCCCCATAGCACGGAATAGATTACCATACGTACCCGCGGCTTCCAAGGCCTGCTGGCTGCTCATCCCCAATGAAGTAGCCGCTGTCTTTGCCCACGATTGAATTTCACCTGCACTCTCACCAAAAACAACGTTGACCTTGTTAATACTCTCCTCCATGTCACTTGCTAGCGCCCCCATTTTCACACCCGCCGCAACGATGGGCAGTGTAAGACCGGCGGTCATCAGTCCACCAACGCGCATCATGCTGCCGCCGATATTCTTCATTCTGCTGCTCACACTGGATTCGGTTTTGGCTAATCCGCTATCCAATTCGGCAGAATCCAGCCCAAGTTTAACAAGAAGTGAGAGAAGCGTATTTCCAGCCATTATGTTATCTCGCTTTCTGAGCCATCGCTATGTTCTCTCAAGTCTTTTCCGCCCAGGCCGATCGTCATCATTTCGGCGACCTGGAGCATTTGATCAACAGATTGCGCCTTCTTCCTCTCAAATTTCGGCATGAACTCATCTACCTTATGCGCACGCTGCCCTTTCTGTCGGTTTACGTTGGCGATAGTCGAGGCAGTGATCGCGTGCCCGAAATAAGATGCTTCCGCGCCAAATGGCTCAAGCGTGGAGAATGCCACCCACTCGCTCAGTTCCGCGCTGCTCATGCGCGACAACATCTCGGCGCGCGGAAGTCCGAGCGCCATGGCTAAGCGGAAGGTGAAGCGGCGAAAGGGTCCTCTTCAAGACCCTTCACCAGCTCATCCACGTCAGCCGGGGTCAACCCTGACAGGCGCTGAGAGACTTCGAATAGGCGCTGGAGTGCGGAGGCCGACTTCTTGCCGAGCTCCTCGGCATCCTTGCTCGTGAATAGCCTCTCACCGCTCTCATCACACGTCGTCAGGGCGACCAGCTTAGCGCGAACATTCTCTAGCTTGATGTGTGTGGTTCTCCCCCCACGCATTTCAACAAGGGATGCCTCAAATTGGTCACGCTCCCTGCCAGTCATCCCCTTGACGTAGACATCCCCGCCCCACTCGGGGACGTGTACCAGTTCGATTTGGATGTCCTGTATTTCAAGGATATTTTCGCGTGTTAACGCATCCATTACAACCGTGCCTTTCTGCGGTTCAACCGCTATGAAATTTGTTTTTCATGCTAAGCTGAGCTCATCTGTGAGTTTGAGCGTCACAGACGCGGTCAAAGCGCCAGCCACCGGCGCGGATGGCTCGAAGCCGGTCACTAAGGCTTTGAATGACCAGGTGACCGCGCCCGGGAAGACCAGTGACAGCGGGATCGCGGTGCGCGAGACCAGGTCGTAGAGCAACCCACCCGCAGCGTACTTGTGCGTTGCGTTGGCTGGGTCGTAGACGATCTCCATCGTCACCTCGCCGCTGCGCAGGATCGTTCCTACAACCTCTTCCCATCCTCCTGCACTGTCATGGCTGGTCACGTCTTCGGTGTCGAGCTTGAGACCCGGCCCAGAAATGCTTTTCACGTTGGCATAGGTCACACCGCCCTTTTTGAGAGCCGTACCAAAAGCTGAGTATTTTGTCATTTCGTTCTCCTTATTCGAGTACTGGCGCGTTCGTGATCTTGATCGTCACGGAGGCCGTCAAAGCACCTTCGACCGGTGCGCCAGGTTCAAATCCGGTCACATAACCAGAAAATGACCAGTTGTAGGTGCTGACGAAGATAAGATCGAACCACGTATATTGCCGGTTTTGCAACTTGTATATTACGCCGCCTCCGGTGGCGTAATGGGTAGCCGCTGCCGGATCATAGACAATATCCAGCGACACTTCGCCGCTGCGGATAATGGTTGCAACAACTTCTTCCCACGCGGTCGCCTGGTCATGACTGGTCACATCTTCCGTGTCCACTGCCAGACCGGGGCCGCTGACATTAGTCACGGCGGCAATCTCCACGGCAGCTACGCCAGCAATCGTATTGTCACTAATATTATCCGGCGTCAAGCCGGTACAAGTACCGTTGGTATAGGCAATATTCAGCGTGGCATCGTTTGCGACGGCTACCAACCTGGTATAGATCAGGTTCGACCCCTCGGCTACAACCTTGAAGCGCGCCGTGATGACCGCCACGAGATTAAGCGCAGCCGCCATTTTTGTGGTCACGGTGTCAGCCGTGTCATTTACCAAAACAGCCACGGAAGTAGCCAGCGGAGAACCAGCCATACCAGATGAGGTGGTTGTCACAGTAGCGTTGCCAGAACCCGTGATCGTTCCGACAATGACAGCCGTTTCCACTTGCTGGATGCCCGCATCCAGTTCAACGCCAAAAGCCGCATACTTATCAGACATCTATGCCTCCTGCTGCCAGATTAAATACTCGCTTCGGCAGCGATATAGTTTTGTTTCAGGGTCATACGATGGCGATTCCTCGCTGGCAAGTGCAGCGCGGATCGTGACGCCCGCGCCGGTTATACCAGTATGTCCATTTAGCCCAGCACGTACCAAGTCAGCAATCGCTTTTGTACTGGCCTGGGTAGTCGCCCAGGCATCAATTTGAAAACGCGGACTGATTAGATCGCCTATCGCTCCGCTGCTATCCATTGTGCTGATGCGTGGCGTCGAGACGCGTTGGGTAGTGATACACGGCAGAGTCGCCGATTGCGGTATCATCATCCCATAGACGCGGTCCGATACGAGTGATGCGGTATACGTTTTTAGATAATCGATCAGACCTTCATCAAGCACTGTCATGGTGTCTCCGCGACCTCCTCTTGCCACGCCTTCGCCTTCCCACGGCGCGGGGCGCAATCCATGTCAAGCTCCTCTTTGAGCCAGTCCAGGAGCTCGGCGAAGGTAGTGAACTCCATCCCGTGAACCACGTCGTCTTCAGTTACGATTTTTATACGTCCACCTTTGATTTTCTTGTTCACTTCGTTGCCTCCTTAATTTGTTTTTGCAAGTGATAACTTATCACGTCGCCGATTTCGCCTTTATGTTCGTCTACAGCAGGACGGAGATATGGCCGAGCAGGAATCTGTACCTTGTTTGCGAAAATTCTTACACCATCCTCCACCCAGGAGAGCATTTTGGCCGTAACCGGCAAAACGATCCCGCCGAGTTCTTGAATGCGCCCGTAGATTACGGTCGGTCCCACGTCCACCTCGGCCTCGTGCTCAGTCGCCTTACTTACCACAGTCTGGATGCTGCCTCCCAGCCCTGCGCCGCCGGTGGACTTATGCGAGAAGGTCTTCTCCACGTTGATTTTGGCCTGCGCCTCGATCACGTGGCCGCCAGCTAGCACTGCCTGCTTCAATTGCTCTCCACTCACCGCGCCGCGCACTTTCGCCACGTTATTGATCTTGATGATCACTTGTCCGCTGCTCATGTCTCGATTCTCCGCAGCAATAGTCTAATACCGGACGGCCCGCGTTGGGGAGGAGCAGCAATTCCAAAGACAAGTACAGTCGAGAGCGTTTCGCCAAATCGCTTCGTCACGCGAAACCGATCCCGCATGTCAACGGTCGTGGCGATCGGCACGCGTACTGTGGCATCATATTCCACGACCGTTTTATCTACGCCATGCCGCTCCGAACCTGGACGCATATCCAATCCACAAGCAATGTCCGTGCTGTTCGTCGGCCAGGTTTCAATCTGCTGCCCAAACGTGTCATCTGTAATTGTGATGGGTTGCACATTTCCTATATCCAACATGTGGCCATCCTGAGCAACTCGAAAATCAGATAGTTCGGCGGCAGTAAAAGCGTAGGACATTATCTGCCTGCCATTTTACGGATTGCGGTATTTGCCTTCTCGTTGCCTGAGGCTTTCTCGAAGGAAATATTCTTCACGTCATTACTCCTTGTTAGGCATTGCCACTGAATTAGGAAACCTAGAAGCAAAGCCGGCCACCAACGCGCTGACCCGCATTACCCGAAGTGTAAGCAAGATACAAAGCGAAACCGCCACCAACCGCACCATTAGTCGCACTGCCGCCGAACAACGCAACCCGCCAACCGGAGCCATTCCAGTAATTGTCGGTCAGCTTCGTTGT